GAGCCTCGCCCGCGCGAGCCTCGACGGAATCCGCGAAGACCTGCGCGAGGTTCTGTCCGCCGCGCCGGCGGAAGTCGCCGGATTGCTTCGCGCGCTGCGCGAGGGGCGCGTGGACGGCTCGACCTACCGGGGCGAATGCGCATGCCTCGTCGGGACGCTCGCGAATGTGCGCGGCGTGCGGCACGACCAGATCGCGGGGCTCAGCCCCGACTCGGACCGCCCGGCCGAGCGCTGGTTCCTCGCGATCCGCCGCGGCGACACGCCAGCGAGCAACCAGGTCGCCGCGATCAGCGAGCGGTGGATTGTCGAGTGGCTGACCGAGCGCGGCGTCAAGGTTCCGCTCACGGCGAGCGAGCGCGAGGCGAAGTACCGCGAAGCGCTCGCCCTGGCCGAAGCGGCGCTCGGTGGCGACATCGCGCCGGCAAGCCCCGCTCTCGTCGCGATCCGCGAGGCGCTGTCGGAGGCTTCGTCCTGACATGTCCGCCGACGCCGCCGACAAGGTCCTCGCCGGGCTGCGCCTGCAATGGCAGGGCACGCCGTTCGCGCACGCTCTCCCCGTGCGAGAGCACCCGCACCCCCACGGCGGGCGGCGCTGGAAGTTCGACCTCGCGTGGCCCGACTCGCGCTGCGCGGTCGAGGTCCACGGCGGCGTTCACACTGGCGGGCGACACACGCGCGGCGGCGGTTTCACCGGCGACCGCGAGAAGATCAACGCGGCCGTGATTCTCGACTGGCGCGTCCTCGAGCTGACGACCGGGCAGCTCTTCGACGAGCGCGGCGAGTTGCGCGGCTCGGCGGTCTGGCAGATCGAGGCGCTGCTCGGCTGGCGCGACAAGTACGAGGCGCTGCAGCGGCTCGAACGCGAGCGCAAGGACGCGAAGGGTGATCGACGCCGAGTGCCGCCGCTGTTCCGCAAAGGCCCCGCGAAGAAGCGCGCGAAGGCGAGCGCGGGGGGCGACGATGCGTGACTACGCGACGTTCCTCCACGACAAGGCGCAACTCGGCGGGCAGCACGGGTTCGAGCCGATCTGGCTCCCGAACGCGCTCTATCCGTTCCAGCGCGTGCTCGTCGAATGGGCGATCCGCAAGGGCCGCGCCGCGCTGTTCGAGGATTGCGGCCTCGGCAAGACGCTGCAAGAGCTCGTGTTCGCGATGAACGTGGTGATTCACACGAATCGCCCCGTCCTGTTCCTCGCGCCGCTGGCCGTCACGCATCAGGTTGTCGCCGAGGCCGCGAAGTTCGGCGTCGAAGCCGTGCTCTGCCGAGACGGAAAGCCGAAGCCCGGCGCGCGCATCGTCGTCACGAACTACGAGCGGTTGCACCTATTCGACCCGCACGACTTCGACGCCGTGGTCGCCGACGAGTCGTCGATCCTCAAGGCCTTCGACGGCACCCGCCGCGGCCAGGTGATCGAGTTCATGCGGACGCGGCGCTACCGGCTGTTGGCGACGGCTACCGCGGCGCCAAACGACGTGATCGAGCTCGGCAATTCGAGCGAGGCGCTCGGCGAGCTCGGGCACATGGACATGCTCGGCCGCTTCTTCGTCAACGACCAGCGGAGCGCCGGCGTGGGCCGCCACCACGGCGAGGCCGCGAAGTGGCGATTCAAGGGGCACGCCGAGCAGGCATTCTGGCGTTGGGTCTGCTCGTGGGCGCGCGCGATCCGCAAGCCGAGCGACATCGGCTTCGACGACGCGGGCTTCGTGCTGCCGCCGCTGGTGGAGCGCGAGCACATCGTGGCTACAGCGACGACGCGGCGCGGCCACCTGTTCGCGACGCCGGCCGAGGGCTTGGTCGAGCAACGCGAGGAGCGCCGGCGCACGATCAGTGAGCGCTGCGAGCGCGCCGCCGAGCTGGCGACGCACGACGAGCCGGCTGTCGCGTGGTGCCACCTCAACGACGAGGGCGACCTGCTCGAACGGCTGATCCCCGGCGCCGTGCAGGTCAGCGGCCGCGACAGTGACGACGCGAAGGAAGAAGCCTTCGTCGCGTTCCAGACCGGCAAGGTCCGCGCGCTGGTGACGAAGCCGAAGATCGGCGCGTGGGGCCTCAACTGGCAGCACTGCGCCCACACCACGATTTTCCCGTCGCACAGTTTCGAGCAGTTCTACCAGGCCGTGCGCCGCTTCCAGCGCTTCGGCCAGACGCGCGCGGTGCGCGTCGACGTGATCGCGTCCGAGGGCGAAGCGGGCGTCCTCGAAAACCTGCAGCGCAAGGCCGCGCAGTCGGACCAGATGTTCGCCGCGCTGGTCGAGCACATGAACGCCGAGATGCGGGTCGAGCGGTCGAGCCTCTTCAACGTCAAAACCAAGGTGCCGCCGTGGCTGTCTCCGATCAGCGCGTGACCGACGAGTTCGCCGTCTACTGCGGCGACTGCTGCGAGGTGCTCCCGACGCTGGCTGCCCGCGGGCTCGGTGCACTTGTCAATCTACTCGCCGCCATTCGCCGGCCTCTACCACTACACGAGCAGCGAGCGCGACCTGTCGAACTGCCGCAGCTACGCGGAATTCTTCGAGCACTACGAGTTCGTGGTGCGCGAGCTCGCGCGCGCGACGATGCCGGGCCGCATGACCGCCGTGCACTGCATGGACGTGCCGAGCGGCAACACCGGACACGATCACCTGATCGACTTCCCCGGCGACATCATCCGCCTGCACGAGCGATGCGGCTTCCGCTACGTCGCGCGCTACGCGGTCTGGAAAGAGCCGCTGGCGGTGCGCAACCGCACGCTCGCGAAGGGCCTCGCGCACCGCACGATCGTCGACGACTCGTCGCGCTGCAGCGTCGCGTCGGCCGACTACCTGCTCGTGCTGCGCCGCGACGGCGACAACCCGGTGCCGATCGCGCACCCGGTCGGCCTGCTCGACTACGCCGGCGAACGCGTTCCGCCGCCCGATCTGCGGCGCTACCGCGGCTGGCAGGGCAAGCAGACCGAGAACCGCTGGTCGCACTGGATCTGGCGCCAGTACGCGAGCGCGTTCTGGGACGACGTGCGGCTCGACCGCGTGCTGCCGTTCCGCGAGGCGCGAGAGAGCGACGACGAGAAGCACGTGCACCCGCTGCAGCTCGACGTGATCGAGCGCGCGCTGGTGCTCTGGTCGAACCCCGGCGAGACAGTGCTCACGCCGTTCATGGGCGTCGGCAGCGAGGTCTACGGCGCGGTGCTCGCCGGGCGGCGCGGAATCGGCGTCGAGTTGAAACCGGCCTACTACCGGCAGGCGGTGAAGAATCTCGCCGCGGCGCTGGTCGAGCGTTCGAAGCCTGCTGAGCGGACGCTGTTCGCCGACGAGGTGTCAGCATGACCCGCTTCGCCGAACTGTTCGCAGTCGAGGTCGTCACCAACGTGTTCGTGCCGCGCGCACGCCGCATGTTGAATCGCGGCGTCGAGCCGTGGCGCGTGGCCGCAATGCTCGCGATGAGTGCTGAGTGGCCCGGGCCTGCTGGCGGCGTCTTCGTCTGCAGCGACACCGCGCGCCGCACGGTCACGATTCATGGGCTCGGGCTCTCGATCACGATTCGGCAGTCGTGGTGGTCGCGCATGCTGCGCCGACGGGGGAGGCGAGCGTGATCGAGCACGGTCCCGATCCTCGCACCGCCGCGCAGCTCGCCGATGCCGAGCGCCGCGAGTCTGCCGCGTGGCTCGCCCGGCACGAGTTCGTCGCCGCGTGGCCCGACCTCGCCGCCGACTTGCTCGCATTCGCGGTCGGCCGACCGCCCGACCTCTACGTTCCCGGCGTGTCAGCCGACTTCGACCTCGTGCAGTGGTACCGGTCCGTCCTCGCCTCGCTCGTTCAGGCGGCGGTGGCGTATCGAGCCGGCGCGCTGCTCGACTCGCAGATCAAGGCGGCGATCGCGTGGGCTGTGTGCGTGCGCGCATGCCCGGCGCCGCGCGTCGAAATTGGAGGTTCCGGTGTCGAACATTGAATGGACCGACGAGACGTGGAACCCCGTTGTCGGATGCACGAAGGTCAGCCCCGGATGCAAGCATTGCTACGCCGAGACGATGGCGAAGAGACGATGGCGAAGCGGCTGCGCGCGATGGCGCTCGCCGACATCGACGCCGGGCGCGATCCGGGCCGCAAGCGCGCCTACATCGACGCCGTTGACGAGCGCGGACGTTGGACCGGGAATCTCGTGCCGGCTCCCGATGAGCGACCTGTTCCACGAGTCGCTGTCCGATCACTTCATCGCGGCCGTGTTCGGCGCGATGGCGGCCAGCCCGAGCCACACGTTCCAGATTCTCACGAAGCGCCCGCAGCGGATGCGCGCTTGGTTCGAGTGGGCGGCGCGCGACGACGCGATCGGCGGTGGCGTGAATACCGCGGTTACAGCGCTGTTCGGCGTGCCCGACGCCAATGCGTGGCTGACGCGCAACGACAACATGAACGTCGAGGACTGCGAGCCCGGCACGTGGGACCACTTGATCGGCGACCCGCCCGAGTGGCCGCTGCGCAACGTGTGGCTCGGCGTGTCGGTCGAGGATCAGCAGCGCGCCGACGAGCGAATCCCGCTGCTGCTGCGGACCCCGGCGGCCGTGCGGTTCCTGTCGTGCGAGCCGCTGCTGGGGCCTGTCGACATGCGGCGCGAGTTCATTCAGACGACGGGGCGCAACGCGGGGATTCGCTCGACGTGGCTGCGGTCGCTCGATTGGGTGATCGTTGGCGGCGAGAGCGGCCGCGACGCGCGACCCTGCAACGTCGAATGGCTCCGCTCGATCGTGCGCCAGTGCCGCGAGGCGAGCGTACCAGTGTTCGTGAAGCAACTCGGCGCCGTCCCCGTCGAGCGCTTCGACGATCAAGGCGTAGGCGCTCGCGACCTCGGAAGCCTTGAGCCCATCCGGCTGCGGCACACGAAGGGCGGCGACCCGGCCGAGTGGCCCGCCGACCTGCGCGTTCGCGAGTGGCCGAAGCCGGTTGAAATTGGAGGTTCGACGCCGTGAGCAAGCGCACCCGAGTTCCGCGCGCGAGCCTCGCCTGCACGATGCTCGACGACCCCGACGCGATCGCCCTGCTACAGGACTCGCGCGGCCGCGAGGCGTTCGCTTTGTGGTGCGCGCTGCTCGTCGCGGCGAAGAGCCAGGGCAACGGCGGCGACTTCGCCGGCGCCGACGAGGTCGTCATGGCGCAGCTCGTGCGCATGCCGGTCAAGGGCTACCGCGCCGCGCTGACGACACTGCGCGATCGAACCGACTGGCTCGACGACTCGGCGACCGTGCGCATCCGCTCGTGGGCGAAGTGGAACGCGGGCGAGGGTTCGGGCCGCGGAGGGCCTCGACCCGGTGCCGGCCGCCCGCGATCAGTACAGGAATCAGACGACCCGCCAATCGAGCCATCAGACGTTAATCAGACGGCGCCTTTGATTAATTCAAACGCGCGTCTGATTGCTCCCTCTGTCTCTGTTTCTGTCTCTGCTTCTGTGCCTTCGGCACAAGAAGCGCGCGCGTGCGAGGGAGGCCAAGCCTCGATCGCTCGGGACGTGATCCGGCTCTTCGCCCCGCTGCAGGCCGACCCGCACATTCGCCGCCGCTTCGAGAGCCCCGCGATCGAGCTCGTCGAGCAGGTCGAGCGGCTACTGCGCGAGCTTCCCGGCGTCACGCTCGAGGCCGTCGATGCGCTGCGCAAGAAAGCCGCACTCTCGACGTTCGACGGCTGGCGTTCTGCCGCTCTCGATCCGCGCCGGCTGCTGCGCAAGTGGGACGCGATCACGCACAGCGAGGCGACGCGCAGCGCGAACGGGAATGGTCACAACCCAGCGGCGAAGGTCGGCAGTTCGAGCACCAGGGGATACCTCGAATGACAACCACCAACACGAACACGCCCACGCTCACCTTCGACGCCTTCCGCGCTGCGAACGTCGCACGCTGTATCAAATGGCACCCGGCCGGCATTGAGTCGTGGTCGCCGTCCGACTGGCTCACTGCGGTCACCGGTGAGCTTGGCGAACTGGCGTCGTTGCTCAAGATGCGGAACCGCGAGCGCGACGGCCTGCCCGGCAACAAGTTCAGCCCGACCGACGAGCAGATCGCCGACGAGCTGGCCGACGTTCTGACGTACATCGATTTGCTTGCGTTCGTGCTCGGCGTCGACCTCGGACGCGCCGCGGTCGAGAAGTTCAATCGCGTATCGGAGCGCGTCGGGTTCCCCGATCGAATCGAACTGCCGCCGCCCAACCCGCAGCGCGTCTGCGTTGTGCGCCTGTTGGAAGTCGAGCTGGCCCGCTTCCAGCGCATCGCCGAATGCTTCGGCGTCGGCGACGACGAGACGGTCGGTAACGATCAGCTCGTGGAGGCGATCATCGACTGGTGGAAGACCGGGCGTAGGCCCGAGTGGAAGGTCAGCGACGACGATGCGAGCGAAAGCGGTGACGAATGACCGCCCGCGACGACTTCCGCGGCCTCCTCGGCCGAATCCGCATCGTGCCGCCCGAGCGGGAACCCGAGCCACGCCCCGAGCCCGAGCCGACTTTCGACCAGCAGCCGTTCTGGCAGCAGCTCGTCGAGATCCACGCCGCATGGGCGAGCGGAGACGCCGGCGCCCGACCCGGAGCGTACTGGCACGGCGCTGTCGGTTGCGGCAAGACCTTCCTCGCGCGCATGTTCGTCCGCGCCGCGCGCCGTGCCGGATGGTCGACGTTCTCCGGCCACCTCCCCGACCTCGTGACCGAGACGCAAAGCGCGATGGCTCGCGAGGAAGGCAGCCGCTCGACGCACGCGATGCTCGGCGCGATCCGCGAGGCCCGCATCGTGTTCCTCGACGAGCTTCACCTCGCGCGGACCCCGCACGCGCAGGACCTCGCCCGACAGCTCGTCAACGCCAGCGCCGAGCGCTTCCTGATCGTGACCGCCAACGTCGACGCGATCGAGATCGCGAAGCGCCACAACGACGAGGGCCTCGCGAGCCGACTCTTGGCGCTCGAGCAGGTCGAGTGGCCCGCGAGCATGCCCGACCTGCGAGTCAACGGGAGCGAGTGACATGGCCGGCATCACGAAAGCCGAGCGCCAGCGTCGGGCCACCGAGCGCGCAACGGTCGAGCGTTGGATGGCTCGCGTGCAAGCTGCGATCGATTGGTGGCAACCGCTCCCGCGACCGATGCGACCCCACGCTGGCGAAGCCCCCGACGACCCGGCCGAGGACGCGGCGCTTCGCGCGAATCACAGGCAAGGTCGCCTCACGTGGAAGCTCGGCATCAGCCTGATCGTCCTGCAGGAACGCGGCGAGCCCGATCGAGTGTCGTGGTACTGGGGCCGGTTCCACGGGCTGGGCGAGCTCACCAGTCGCCAACTGCGGGACGCTCTGCCGCTGCTGAACGCGCTCCATCATGCGCCGACGAGCCCGAAGCCGGTCGGCGACTCGATCCCGAAGCGCGGGTATCACCCGCCGCCGCCCATTGGCGAGGTCGAGGCGTGGTCCGACCCGCTGCGCGCCGCCGAGCTGCTCGGCGCATGGAAGCAGGGCTTTGCGGAGAGTCTCGCCGACCGCGAGCTCTGGTACCGGCGCTCGCTGGATCCCGAGCAGTGGGCGCCGATCGAGCTATCGAACGGGCGCGTCGTGGCGCGCGCGCCGATCGCTGCCGAGCCGAACCCGCTGGCGCTCGACCCGAGGACTCTC